GGCCATTCCAACCGGGGTGCAATCCAAAACCATTTTAACGCCCATATAAACCAATTTGTCAAAACTTACATTCGTTTTCATCGCTTTGTCCTTTACCGGGAACCGGCCCGGGCCGTGGTGTTCTATCCTTAACCCGATACAAAGTTAAGGATAATTTTTTAATATCCAAAAAAAAAATTAAATATTTTTCGAAAAAAGTGTCGGAGGCTCGATAATCTTCGGCAACCAGACCACCGAACCGTCGGCCAAAGCCCGCTTGAACGCCTGATCGCTCTCGGCGTGAAAGCCTATTATATGCCAATGCTTATATTTCGCCCTCTGGATTTCTATATAAGCTATACCGCCGTCCCCCGGCTTTCTTATTCTCTCCTTTACCATATCAAAACAACGTTTTTTGTTCAATCATAATACCATTAACATTGACAATTCCTTTACACTCTTTTTCAAATCTTTCACAACCCAATTTGAAATATTCTTCGTCAAGTTCACATCCCCAAAAATCAAATCCCATTTTATATGCGGCAATTCTTGAAGATTGCGACCCCATCATTGGATCAAATATTTTGCCCCCCCCTATTGCGTAATTCTTTAATATCCAACAATATAAGGAAACCGGCTTTTGGGTTGGATGTATTGTGCCCTCTTTCAATAGTGCAACACGATTTAATAAAAAAATACGTGCCGGACGATTATATGATGTCCACGCCAATTCGCAATCAGCCATTGTTAAACCTTTTTGGCCTTTATCCCATACAATCCAACACGGCGAATTAAAAGGAATTTTGCTAATAAAATGATTTGCACCAAATATTACTTGATTTACGCTTATTCGGAATAATTCGGTAAAAAATTCTTCATCCGGAGCGTGTTTGTCCCATCCTTTATTTTCGAAAAATTTACGATTATGTTTGGGATTCTTTCCTTTTGATTCCCTTTGACCATCCCGGCCAATACCGTATGGCGGGTCGACGATTGCAAGGTCAAAGAATTTGTCTGGAATATTACGCATATATTCCAAACAATCCATATTAAAGACTTCGCTAATCATATCAGAACAATTTCGGCTGCGGGTCGAGCATCGTCCCGTTAAACTCGTCAAGTTTCCGCTCCATCTCCTGCGCTATATGCAAAGCGTCGAAGTTACGAAGCCGGAACCATCGGTTTTGATTGTGCCGCAACGTGGCTATATATTTTATATATAATTTCATGTCCTCGACGGTCATTCCCTCTACGCTGGACACCTCCGGCAATTTAATTTCGTCCTGTGCCATATCTCAAAATATCTTCTTTCGTTTTCCTCAAGGCGCACCGCTCGCACCCTTCCAGCCTGTAACGGCATACACCGTGGCGCAAATGGACGCACTCGGTTATTTTTTCAAAATTTCCCGTATTTCCGCATTTCTTTTCTTCCATGAGTAATTTATCATTTCTTTTTTGTTTTGCCGTTTACGGGCTTCTTTTTGGCCTTTCCGGGCGGGCGTCCCCTTTTCCTCTTGGGTTGCGTCATTTCCGGGGCTTCCTCGATCGGATGGCGGCACCAGAAGAACGTGGCGGTTCCCATCCTGTAAAAGTGTTCACACGAACGGCAACCCGTGGAATCAATCATTATTTTCTTTCCAAACGGGCACAGGCCGGAAATGGTCGTGAAAATCTTTGTCGGCATATATTAAAAAAGTTTCTGGTATTCCCGCTCCGGCAAATTGGCCTTAACCCATTTCGGCTCGTTGACCAAAGCCCACCGTCCGAAGTGCATGATCAGCAAAGCGTCGGCGTTCCATAACGTGACCTTGACCTCCGGATATAAAGCAGCCGCCCTCATCTGGTAACGCCTCTTGCGCTCCCGCTTCTCGACCTGCTCCCCTTTGACACGCAAGTTTAATTTTGTCTGCCACGACATCGGATGCACCATCACGAACGGGATTCCCACCGCCTCGATAATGGCCTTCAAATGCTCGTAGTTCGCCATCATCTTTTGAATGCGGTACAACTTACCGAGCGCCGCCTTCCCCCCGTCCACGGCCACATCATCCGGCCTTACCGACAACTTTTCCAGAAACACAATCGGACTGTAATACTCGGCGAAATAGGCGAAAAATTCCTTTAGCTCGGTTATATCCTTCGGCATCTTGATCGTTTTCGCCAGCTTGCCGGGGACAAAAACAGCCAGACCACCGTTGCTTCCCGGGTCAACCCCTATAACCGCCGAAATCTTCATTTTCTTTTCCATATATAACTTATTCAAATTTGATGTAATCAGTAATGTTTATTCCCTGTTCGGCCATTCTGACGAACACGTCCCGCAAAGCCTTTCTGCGCTTCGTGACATAGGCATCAAACCGGACGTCCTCGTTTCCCGTCCCAGCCTCTCTCATCCTTTTGGCCGCCCCGAAATTGCCGTTGGCAAGATGCCACGCTACCGCCCGCTCCAGAACCTTCTCGCACTCCTCGTCAGTCACCTCGACAAAAGGTGCAAATCCAATCTCGACCAAGATGTCGTAATATAGCATTTCGGCAATCGGGGACAATTTCGGGAACTCCCCCGTCGTCCTGTAATCCTCGTAAGCCTTGACCAATCTCCGCCGCGTCTCGCTCGTATCCTTATCCGGCTCGACCTGTTTTTTCGGCACGGCCTCGTACGCCTTTTTCAGCACCCACCCACGACGGGACTTGTAGGCGTTCAACACCTTGCACACATACTCGGCGTTGAATTGCTGATAATGCCCCCTGTCCGGCTGGCCGTCCCTGCCTTTCGGAAGGAACTCGTCCAGCTCGCCCGTGACGCACATCTCGAACGCCATGCGGAAATCCTTCAACGACAACTGGCCGTAATACCGTTTAAGTATCTCCGACACCCGGATAACAAGATATTGACGGTCGCTCTCATTGTCTGATTTATAACCTACGTCTTTGGCGATCCACCGCAAAGCGTTTGACAACTCCCCGGCCAGATCACGGTCGGAATACTCCGCCACAGTCTTCGCCGTGGATGCCAGAAACACAGCACGCTCTATCGGCTCAAGCACCCCAAGAACGCCTGGGCTTTGGATCATTTCCCGTCTTATCTGGACGGGAGTTTTCTTGACAATTAACGCACCCATAACTAATCGGCCATATCTTGCAAATACTTTATGGCGTCCGGGGACAATCCGGAGCCACCATCGACCCGGTGCAACTTGCCCCGCTCCATGTCTCCCCGGATGAAGTTACGGGCGGTCGCTATCCAATCCCGCATCTTTTTCCCCTTCTGCGCCGACCAATCCCCGACGGCGTGGAAATAGTAAACCAGATCAACGCCCTCGAACTCCGGGGCTTTGAACTCCGCCGCGAACGCCTCATAATTGGCGAACTTGGAGTTTTCAAAGAGACACAACGGCTCGGAAGTCCTTCTCGGCCTTGTGACCGTTACAGGCTGGAACTCCGGCTCGGATTCGAACAAACCGCCCTCGGCGGGTATATTATTCTTATCTTTAGATATATTTTCTATATTATCATCCGTTGCTGATTCAGCAACACCCCCGTTGCTATTTCGATAACACCCCGTTGCTGATTCAGCAACACCGTTGCTTTTTGCGACATAGCGGCAAAATTTAACGCCTTGGAAAAACATTTCCCGCTTCTCGACCAGCCCCCGGTCAATAAGCCTGTCAATGATTTTTTTTGCGTTTTGTCTCGTGACATTCAAAGCCGAAGATATGTAATTCAACGAGCCTACAAATTCCGTTTCCCCGTCTTGCGAAAAGCCATAAACCAAAGAAAAGCAAAGCAACTCATTCCCGGATAATCCCAGCTCGACAATAGCGAATCCAGGCACATGAATATAATTCCGTATATCAAATTTTCGCGCTTCCATCTTCAAAAAAAATCCCCTGTATCGGGCCACTACACACCAATACAGGGGAACTGCTAAAAATTCGCAGTAAGTTTCCGTCCGTTGGTAGTGGTCAACGCTTGGTGCAAATATAACTATTTTTCCCCCGATTGCAACAATAACGAGAGATTTTCACGCTGCGACATCGCCTCCCGTATCGATTCGATCCTATTGTCGTTGGCTATCAAGGAGACGACCGGGTATCTGGAATTTACTCCCGGCTTGTTCGACTTGGCGAACTGCACGGACAGGTCGAAAACTGTCCCCGTCACCGTCCCCCTCATCCTCTGCACAGCGTCAAAGGATTCCCGGATATTACGCACGCTCGACGCCTTGCCTTTCGTGCTGAATTGCCACACCCCGACAACGCCACGCACCGCCGGAACCACGAAACGCAAGGTCAACACCACGTCCCAATTATCCTCGCCCTTTTTCGTGGGATTCTTCGCCGTGATCTGGCTAACGATGTCCGGGTATTGCTCGACGGAATACGGAGCGTATCTCCTGCCGTCCCATATCTCGAAAACCTGCCCGTCGCCTCTCGCAACCAAAGCACCTTTGTCGTCCCTGTACTCGTAGCGCTCGTTGCAAACCTTCCCCGCATCATCGGACGGGAAAACGATCTGGATCGTGGAAGGCTTCTCGCCGAGAGCCTTGACAAACAAAGCAGAATATTTGCCCGTGGCCCGGAACCAATCAATCGACATCGGATAACCTTTGTCCGACTTCATGCCGACGTGCAATCTGCCGACCTCCGGCAACTCCAGAAGCGCCACCCCGGACGCTTCCGGCCTGTAAATTCTTCCGCCCATTTATCCAAAGATTATTTTTTTTAATTCTTCCTTTGTTCCCGCAACATTTTGTTCCGGTGTTAAAAATGCGTGTTCCCTATCAAACGAATGATGAACCGATACAATAAAACGGTTTTCATCATCAAAATACGCAACAACCTTTGTGCAGGTTATCGTTTTTTTGGTGGGCTTATTTGCTTCCATTATCCAAACGGAATCCCCCGGCATAAAATTAGTTCGAATTTCCATCTTACAATTCGATTTCGTCGTTCAACAAATTTTCCTTCACGTCCGGCTGCGGCGGGATAAAATCGGCAGTCGCCCCGTGCGGCTCATTCTCCCACGGCAGCTTGTCGTCGCTTATTTCCCCCGTTTTCGCCGTTTTCCGGGCGTTTCCCTTTGCGGATGTGGGTTTGCTTGTCTTAACCTCCGTTTTGCTCTCTACGGGCTTATTTTGGCCGTTTCCGGGATTCTCCGGGGATTCCGGCACAATGGCGGCGACTTCCGGCTGGTCTTTCGGCTCGCTCTTGGTCTTAATCAAGTCAGCCAGCGACAACGTAAGGAAATTATCCGTAATCTTGCCCTTGTCCAAGTCCAGAACACCACGCACGACCGTAAACGTGTTGTCACGCTTCTCGTCCTCAATGGCAGCGAGCGCCAACAGGTGCGGCAACTTCGCGGCGTTGACGCTCTCGGTCTGGTCTTTCAGATTATAAGTCGGCTTCGTCCTCCAATCCTTCGGCGAGAAGTTATAAAGACGGTCGACCCTCACTCCCGGGAAATTCTCGTCCCACATCATCCGATATAAATGCAACTGCAATTCGTGTTCCTCGTAAAAACCATTGCGCCCGCTCTTGAAATCCACAATGGCCGTGTAACTTTTCCCGGTCTTCGGGTCGGTCATGACGCAAGGCATATCCACGCACCCGGCGAAATGGTATGTCGGACTAACAAGCCCGATCTCGATGGCGAGCGGCTTGACATTGTAATCCCTCACGAATTGGGCGAAGGCCAAAACATCTTTCCGTATCTTAGACAAAGAATCGGCGTAAAATTTCTCCGGCAAATTCTCCCGCTCCATATACGCCAACAGCTCGCCCGGAACCTTATCGAAGTCGTACTTCCTGTTAACGATCAGACGCTCGAACTGAATGTGCATAAACGTCCCGTAAAAGGCGGCGAGATCCCGCTTCTCGGTCGCTCCCTCCTTCCCGTTGGCCAGCATCCACTCGATTAGGAAAGGCGAGGTCGGCATAACCTGCTTTAACATCGTCGTAACGGAAGGGTAAAAGACCGGCTCGCCATCCTCCCCGAATCGGTAATAATAGCGATGTCCGTCCCCGTCCAGCCTGTAAACCCCGTACGGCGGTTCCCTCAACGCGTCGGTATCGAAAAACACCGCGTTAATTTCCTCGACAGTCATTCCCGGATAAATCTCCGTTTTCTCCGTCTCTTCCGGTCTGGTCAACTCTGCCAGCTCTGGGCAATTGTTTTCGTCTTTTCTCATCGTATCACTTTTTTAAAGGATTATTTTCTCCGTTTGTACTGCACGAAATCCACAATGAACGCCACCATGAAACCGCCAGCTATAATAGCCGTGAAAACGTGGCATGGATTCCACCAGATCGCCACGAGCGAGAGGACAAACACCAGCCCCCAAACGATCGCCCAAAATATCGAAGTTTCCATGCCTTTAATCGTTTGTTAAACCGAACAAGAAGTCGGCCGACACGCCCGTCATTTCGCAAATTATGTTCGGCCAATCCGCGCCGATCCTTGGCGTCTTGCCGCTGCATAAACGGGTCATGTTGACCTGTTGGGCGACCTCCGTGGAGTTTGGCCAAAGCCTCGCCGCGATCTCTTTCTTTTTCACTGTCCGCCCGCTCTCCTTGGCCCGGGCGATGGCCGCATCGATTCTCATCATAATTTTACGCTTTAATTTTTACAGTTTCGCCACATTGGCGACAAGTATATACCTCGAAATCTTTTATCCATGTGTTCGGCGTGAAGTAATCTCCGTCCCTCAACTCATGCCCCTCGTCCCCATCATAGACCAGCTCGCCGCCACAATGCGGGCAGCGCCCGTCTCCCATGATCGTCAGACCGCAAAAGGCTTTCCAGATGTCCGCCGAGATTGTCTCCCGCTCCAGATACCCGCACAAGACCTTGCACACGTCCGCAACATATATCGGCCCGGTGGCTTCAAGAAGCGAAACGCCCCAATTATCGGACGTGTCCTCAATCATCCCGGCCTCGACCAGCCTGCCGCACAACTCGACGGCGACTGTCTCCAGATCAACGGGCGTGGCCTTTCCTCCGGCCACTACCCGCAAGTTGTCATCAATCTTGAATCGCATATCTTTTAAGCATTAAGTTCGTAACCCAAATTCGCCAGCTGCTTTTTCGCTGAACGGATAGCGCCTTTCTCCGTCTTATACCAGCCCACCGTGAACCAAAATTCACCGTCCTGCTGCGCTACCGCAAGGATGCCACCAAAACCGTCCGCGTTAATCATGAAATGGACTGATTTGTCAGAATTTTTGCACTTGATAGTCATTTTTTTTGTCTTTTAATCATTCCCCGGAACCCGCCGGGTCAGTTGGGGTTGCCCCCCCTTTCGATTACAAAGGTACAATAAAAATTCTAATTACCAAAAAAAACTTTATAATTTTTACGAATTTCTTTTCGAGCTATTAATAATATATCTTTGGTCGGCGCATGATTTTTCGTAAAATCCCGGATAACTATTTAACCCTTGTTATTTTTCCAAAAAACGCCGTTTAAGGCCGTTTTATCTTTCAGATAGAGAATTTATCATCTTTCAAAAGAAAAACCCGCTACGGGCCTTATTTTGGCCTTCCGTGGCATACCAGATAAAAACCCGCCATATCTCACGACAGGGCGGGCGGTTCTCCTCAATAACTAAATACGATAACTATGATCGCCACAAAGATACAAAAAAAACGGGCCCCGCATCCCTGCGTCACCCGTTCTTCACCTTAATTGTTTAATCTAAAGTTTATAAAGACACATTGACTAACGTCAAGACACCGCAAATATAACTATTTTTCACGCTCTCCCAAAATATAGCGCACGGCCTTCTCGGCCTTTCCCGCGGCCACGACTATCGCTTTCGCGTCGTTTTTCAATTCCCGCACCCACGATTGCAGGTATGCGACCGAGTTCTTGAACGCCTTCTCGCAATCGATCCCGAAGTTCGAGCAAAGCATCGCGGCTCCCATCTCGGCGACCAACTCCTCTCGGCTATACGCTTTCGAGCCAAAGAAGGAAGCGCCCGCACCGTCCTGCTTGCGGTTGCATCTGGATTCCGTCAAAGTCGAGTGCGTCAACTCATGGAAGGCGGTCGAATAATATTCGGCCATCTCGTCGAACTGTGATCTCATAGGGACGACGACCTTATCATCCGCGGGACTGTAATACGCCCTGTCGCTCGGCTTGTCATTCTGGAAGGACAGCGTCGGCTGACTGAAAACGTAGTCATTTATTGCCGCGTCCGCCTCATCGCACAAAGGCAGCTCGACAACCGCACCCGCCTCCGGCTTCTCGATCTTGCTCTGGATGCCTTCGCAGTCAGCCAGACGGAACACGTTGTAATAGCGAAGCAACGGATACGACCTTTCCTCGTCCTCTCCCGTACTCTCATTCTTGACAGTATAGGCCACCTTCGTAAAGAAAACGACAAACCTTGATTTCGAGCCCTTCTTGACCTTGCCGCCAAGTGCCGTGACCTGCTTGAAAGTAAGATACTCGCCCGGCTCCAATAAAAGCCACTGATTAACGAGGGAATAAGGGCGGCGAGTGACGTAATTGATAGCCATTTCCTCGGCGTTTCCGGCCATGTGCCACGGCTTATGCCAAGGGATTATGCCGTTCTGCATCTGCTCGATAATCCTGTCCGTGACCATCTGATAAACCTTATTTTCCATAACTCTAAAACTGTTAAAAGTTCACGGAATCTGCCGTGTCAGTCGGAAGTATCAACTCCTTCCGAGAACAAATATAGCTATAATTTTATAAATACCAAACATTTTTTATTAATTTTTACGAAAAATTGTGAAAATCCCACTTTTCCCCGTATTTTTGTCCTGTAACCAACTAAATTTTATCGCCATGCCCGTCCAGAAAGTTCCCGGCGGCTACCGCTGGGGAAAAACCGGGAAAACTTACCCGACAAAAGCGCAAGCGGAAGCCCAAGGCCGTGCGATTTACGCCTCCGGCTACCGGGAAAAGCCGTCGCAAACAAAGAAAAAATAAGACCTTGCAGGAATTATCCCAAAAAGCCTTATATTTGCCGATGTCTTTTTGCCACATCGTATCGCCTTCATGGTAACTTGACCAGTGCCTCCTAATTGTGGGGAGGCACTGCTTTTATTATCTCATATCCGGCGCGCTCTTGATCCAGCCACACTCCCGGCGCTTTCGATGTCACGACGTACACCTGCTTTCCAGCCCCGTCAAAGAGATAGCAAACCGCCCGCCTATCCAGCATCACGCAATAATGAAAAAGTTCGAGACTGCGCCCGGAACTGAACGCCAATACCGAGCAATCCTCCAGACGCAACCCCCGGCTGGCGAGTATCTCCCGATACCGCTCCGCCCTTGACTTCTTAACGGATCTCGTCGCCATAGCTCCTATTTACCAGAAGCGCCACAACCGCGGCGATAATTAATACTGAAAATTCCATAATAGTATTATTTAATTGGTTTAACAATCGTTCCGGGCCGCCACAAACCGCGTTTTTTTTGCGTTTTGGCCAATCTATC